ACGATATTATCTATTAAAAAGGCCTGCAATGCAAGCCTTTTTTGTTATCGTGACAGAAATAAGTTTTAATTGAATGGCGAATGGTAATAGCGTACCGCTATGAGAACGCTCCGAGCGAATTGAGCCGATGCCAATGCTTGATGCATTGTTGTTCCGGCAAATTGCCAAGAAGAACGACCAGGCGATGCTTGGGCTTGGGAACGGGCAACTTGTCGGATTGGCCAGCAGACCAATCCTTGCCGATAATGCCGCACCAGAAGCGGTAGAGGAATCCCGGTGGATTAGGAAGGTAACGCCCCTTGACGTGCCATGCGCTTAGCACCGAATGAAGTCCGACGGCATCAGGATGATCACGGGGCAGAAAACGCTGCTCTGTATCGTAACCCTTATAAATCTCGACAGCCTTGTACCATTTGCGATCAACTAAAAGTGAATCACGCTCAACGCCATGCTTGATGATGCCCAGGTGAAGCCGTGGGAAGCGAACATCGAGGCCGACGAGCTTGGACAACGGCGTGATGAGCGGAATCGGCCAGCGATCCGTACGCTTTACGCTAATGTGGTACTCGATTTGGGTTGACCGAAGCTGTTTGTCGACTTGCTCGAGTCCCTGCATTTGGTAGTAGACATGCCAGCGCAGCTTGCCAGAGTGAATGAGCCAATCTAGCAAGGGCTGGCGCCCCTTGTCGCCCCACTGTCGAGCGTTGAAAAAGGCAGACGCCTCGTCAAGCACGATGATACCGTTTTTGTCGTCATCGACAAATGGTTCGTCATGGCCCCGTCCGATCGCATTCATGTCATCAACGGATGGATGATCTGGAAGACGAATAAACGTCGACTTGTTTAACGGACTAAGCAGGTGCTCGGGGAAAATATCCATGTTGGTCGCAACGCGACGGCCATCCCGAAGCGCGTCACGAATGAGACCGGCACAAAACAGGCCTTTTCCGCTCCGCTTCTTTCCAGTGACGGCGAAATCGGTCATACGCCGCCCAAGCCTTGTCGCGGATTGCCTGGCAAATATGCCGACATCGTCGAAACGGTCCAACGGTAGACCGCATGGGATACGCGGGCAGTAATAATGAACGAAAGAACTTGGGCAATCGACGCCGGCAGGAAGAACGTAGCCATGCCAAGCGATCCCGGCATAGTCACGCGTGCGCCAAGAATGGCAGCCTTAATGGCAAGCGTAACGGCGAGAAAGAGCGCAGCGGCGGCGACGAGGAAGCCGGTGATCAGCGCGTAATTAATGGCCCGCTCAAAGGCCATGCGACCGACAAAGAATGTAGCAACTGACGAAACAAGCGAACCAAGCAGGCCAACGAGCCAAGCCCAAAGCGGCGCAATTACCGGCATTTTATGAACCCCTTGTGAACGCGCCGCCGGTCAGCATGACGAACGTGCCAACGACGAGCATAAACCAAATAACGTATTCCGAAATGACGCTGATTTTTTCAGCCGTCGGGCAAATATCAAGACTCCAGACACGGCCACCGATTGTTGCGGAATACGGCTGGCAGCCCTGCCGGGTCACAGGCTCAAACCATCCCGAGTCCATAGCCGATTGCCATGAATTGCGCGCAGCCGAATTGGGGCTGAATGTACCTTCAGCGGCGGCCTGAAATTTGTCCGTTTGTTCCTTGAGATCGTCATCGGACTTGGTTGATTGTTTGGCCTCCCGGAGGTCCGTGAACGGTGTAGTGCCGGGGTCCGTAAGCGATTTGATGTAGTCGCGTACTTGCTTCTGCGTTTCTTCCTTGTTCATGTCTCCTTTACAGATCTGTAGCTGACCATTTGCCTTGCAAAAATCGCTCGCTTCTTTGTCAGTCGGAGAACTCGGTTGGGCACTACCGGAACCGGTAGTCGTACCGACCGGACCGGCCTGACCGGCACCGCCGCCAGTGGCCGGCGAATTGCTAATCGTCTGCTGCGTATCCTGAACCTGACTAACCGGGTCTTTCGTGTAAGTCGTTTCGGTCGTTCTGGCCGAACCGTCTGGAAATTGTTGAGTTTGTTTTTCAGTTCGTACAACTGGCGCGGACGAAGGCGTGCCAGACGGAACACATGCCACCGTACCGGATGAACTAGTAAGCACCCCCTCGCCGGCAAGGCACTTAGGGCGATGATGCGGAACCTCTGGCGGCAAGGGGGCCATCGACTCATTATTAGTACACGTCGCGCCCGTAAGCGTACCAGTACCATGACAGGTAATTGCAGAAGGACTATCGACAGTGCCAACAACCGCCGGGCAGCTGGAGATCGACGCGACATTAAAAACGCACCGGCCATTACAACGACCGCTCGCATTGGTGAACGGATTTGCCGAACCGCCTATTACTTGATCCTTGCCGACAGAATATCCCGAAAATATCGAAAAACTAACCGAGTCACCCGAGCTACACGGAGCAGCAATACACAGACCCGTGGACGAATCACGTACTTGCGGCGAAACACAATCCGGGCGGGTACAGTTTGCGCCGGAAAGCGTCCAGTTTTGGCCAGACGGACAACTATATAAGGCATCCCCCATTGTGAAACCCAATGCGTCCGCAGGGCAGGCCGAACCCGCTGGGTTTGAACAAACCGTGATCTGTGTAAATCCCGCAGGGTAGGAACCGCCGCAATGCGCCACCGAAGGTAAACGTTTAAAAACTTGACCGTAGCTGTTTACTACAGGACCAACAGCGACCTGATCGCATGTAGGGTATTGCGTCCCAATCGTTGGCATCGGCGTAGCCGGAATAGTTTCCGCAAAAACCGAACCCGATAGCAGCAACAAACAACAAAGAAGAATCCTACCGAGACTTGTCAACAATTGTTTTTTTCCCACTTTGATCGGCATCGAAGACTGGCTGAACACGATCTGAATCTAGATCATAGTGCGGTCGCGCTTCAAATTCCCGCGCCCTTATCCACCGCGGCAGGGGATGATCTTTTTTTGCCGTTGAACGAACCATTGCCGCCTTGAGTTGATTGTATTCATCAAGCTCCGACGAAATAACCGGAAGCGGAAAAACCGCGCCCGAAAGCGCGGCCACCACAAAGAAATGATGCAGGGGAAACATGGCTTAAACAGCCTTGTTCGCGCCCTTCTTGAACAGCTTGACCAGCACAAAACCACCAGTGGCAAGCGCCACAATAGGCCACATTGCGGCAAGCACGTCCGTCACATTGCCGCTGATGGTGGTGAACGCCGTAGTGGCTTCGGTGGGCAGCGCCGCGTGTGCAGTAGCGACCGAGCCGAGGACCAGACCGCCAGCGGCGGCCAACTTCTGTTGCAGCTTGTTCATGTTTATCTCCTAATGAACAATTACCCCATGGCGGAATTGCCGGAGGGGTGGGGGAATCCCCATCCGGGGAGCCGCTCGCGCAGCCCCCCGGATGGGGATTCACGAGACCTGGTTCATGGCTTCACGAAAGCGGGTTATGGTAAAGCCGGCAGCGAAGCCTGCACACCAGCAGCTGACCAGCTGGCCGACGAGCAGCGCAATGTCGGCTGAACTCATGGCCGGTAACCTGACTTGAAGCCGGCGAAGGACGCGAAGAAAAGAGCGATCGGCAGGAGCAGGCTCTGTACCGGCCACTGATCGACACCTTCCGTACACGTTAAAAGCTGCGTAGTACCGGCAACAATAACGGCATCGGCAGATGTAAGCGGCTTGCTTACAATCGACCACGACACAAGCCCAGAACCCGAAATTCCAGGTATGGAGGCAAACGAATTTACCGAAGAACCAGTAACCGAAGGCACCGAGGCAGAGAAGGCATTGAGCGCCGCCACGGTATCTGGATGACATACGCCGTTCCACGCGTAGCCCATCAAGCGAACGCCAAAACCAGCGCGACCGCGAGACAGACGCCGAGTAAAAACGCGAAGCCAGATGACATTACGCCGCCCGCTTAGACACGCCGCAAACAATCGCTTGCAGCTTGCCGCCCCGGTTTTCCATGTCGGTATCCACATCAACAGTGCAGGGGAACTTGAAGCCGGAAAACTGATCCAGCGACTCAACCTTAAGCGGCACCTCGGACGGCTCGAAACCGTAGCCAGATATAGCCAGCCCCTCCTTTGCAAACGGTTTAATAGGCTGGAGCACAATGAGAGTTGCGATGTCATACGGCTGTTTAGACAACTTGCCCGTACCCTGCATACGACGGACGCCCAAAACAGTAACTTGCATTTTCGTTTCCTTCCGGATGTAATTGAATAAATGTACGACGAGCGAACGTTACACTTTACACTTTGGGATGTCAAGAGATGCAAAGCAATTTATGGAAAACCGTAAAACTACACCCCGCGATGCACGCGCAACTTAAGGCCGAAGCGGCACGCACTGGACTTCCGTTATCTGACCTCTTAGAGACTGTTTTAACGGACTGGCTCCGACGGCATGGGTTACCATGCCCGCCCGTTCAATATCGGCGATCCACTGCACACGATTTGTTTGTAATTGGTAATTCCAGTCATCCCGGCGATCTTCCGATTGACGAGCAATCCGCCCCAACCACTCCCGATGAATTGCCGTAGCTGTACACTGGAATTTATCCCGCTGGCATTCTGTAATGGGTTTCCTGACCAAACGCACCGACGAGAACTCACCTTGACCAACCGCCGCAAGCCCCCACTGCGACGGCGTAATTTCATCGGTATCAACATTTTGCCAGCCGCCGCCCTTTGCCCGACGGAACCCGCAGGAACCCTCCTCACCTGCCCGCATATCCTTCGGCAACTTCCACCATGCGACGATCCGCTTTTCCCGCTTTTCTAGACCGCCGATACCGTGAAGGCGCAAGCCCTTGGGGAATTCGGCCTGCCCCTTGCTATCAAACTTGCTGGCATATTTCGCCACGTAGCCAACCGGATTCTTGACCCGATCCACGCCCGAAGCGCCAAACTTCCACCAGCCATGTTTATCAGGGT